TAAATCTAATTTAATATAACCAGTTAATGATTGTATTCTTTGTATTTCTGGATCATCTATTGATGTTACACCAGAACCTCTACTAGTATCTACAGTTCCTAACTGTGTTATCTTGCCATCTTGGTTAGTTTTTACTTCGGCATTAGTATCTACTATACCTTCTGCTGCTTCAAACTCTTTTTTAATATTGTCTTCGTGACTGCTCATAATTATTTAATTTTTATTAATTGTTTTTCTGGTGATGTTTCCTCTACTATGTGTTCTACTATTAACTGTCTTACGTACTTAGACACAGGTAGTGGTTTTGTTTTGTTTTCCATTGATTTTTCGATAATAATTGCATTTAAATTATCCTCATCTTCTGGTGTTAAGAGAACTTGTAGTTTTTTAGTAAGTCTCTTTTTTTGTGGAATTAATTCTTGTACGCTTTCGTTATATCCATATTTAGGATTATCGGCTTTATAATTTTTTATCCAAAATTCTAGCCTTTCCATTATATGGCTTAATGATTCTTCAGATTCAAATTCTTCAAGAATAGTTTTTTGAAAAGATCTTGTTCCAAAATCTTTAACTGCTCTTTTAATATATTTACCTGCTCCTAAATTATTAGGATTATCATTAACTGAATAACCTACATAAACTTTTCCATCTGTTTCATTAATTACTTTAAAGATTGTCATATGTTTAGATTATATAATTTATAATATATATTAGAGTGAAGACAAAAAAACTGGCCCTAGAGCCAGTTTTCTATAAAATATTTAAGAGTTTATTATGCTCCTACATTTTCTTCAACCCAGTGATCACAACGATAAGTCATTGTTAAATCAACTGCGTCTGGAGTTTCATAAGATAATTCATCTACAAAATCAGGTTGACCTGTAGGGAATACATCTTTACAGGTGATCTTTCTAAAGATATCTCCTGCTCTGTTATATTGTACAATGATCATACTTCCAACATAGTCTTTCTTTAATCCCATTTCACCAGTCAATGGATCATAGATTAATTTGTACCAATTACGGAATGTATTGTAAATGTAGTTTTCATTAGCTTCGTTTAAGTTAAGACTAAAGTTAACAGTCAGATCCATAAATGTTTGACCTGGCATACTTGCAAATGAACGGTCAGCAAATTTATATTTCTGTCCGATTGCATCTACAGCAGGGTTTAAGTTATTTAAACCTCCGATAGTTTTAACTTGCTCCAAGATTAAACCCGTATCATCCCCTAGTGGTGAAAATACAGTCACCTCGAATAGGTTAGGCTGAACAGGTTCGTACCTTTGGCTACTGGCCCTTGATTGGGTATAATGTGGTAGTGGCATAGTTTATTTTATTTTTTTTATATATTCTTATTTAGTTTCTTCTTATTCAAAATTTCCTGCACTAATAGCTCCTGTTTTCAAAATTGTTGTTCTCTGTACGAGAATTTCCATTCCTCTTACCGGTTCAATGTATGTATCTAAGATACCAACATTTTGATCGATAACCTCTGGAGTATTATTAGTTTCATCCATTACATTTTTATAATCATAAACACCATCATCATTTTGAACAGTTGCTAAGAAGTTATCAGCAAGTGTTTTAATTTCTAATCTTGTTTGTGCTGTATTAAATTCGAATAGATAATTTCTAAGAATTGCATCAATTCCATCTTGAATGTAAATTACAACCTCTCTACAGTTAATAGAACTTAATGCAGATTTTGTAGTCTGCTGTGCAGTTTTATTTGCAAAGATTGTTGGACCAGTTCCACTTTGGAATACAATTGGATTTAATCCAAATGGTTCTAAGTATTCTCTGTCCTCTTTTCCAAGATTAAGTTCTAATCCTACAACTCCAGTTCCACCTACAACACCTCTTCGAACCCCTGCAACTAATGACCACGGTAAAGCGTTTTCATATTTTGCAATAAAGTTATTTGAAATGTATGCAGCCGGTACAACATTTATATTTCTACCTAAATCCCTAACAGTAATAAACGGATAATAGAATGCTCCCCAACTCGCACCTTGTGTTTGAGATGGTAATGAGTATCTTACCGTAGGATTCTTTGCAAGATCACCACCAGTAGAAATAAATCTAGATGATAAGCTTCCGGTTAGATCTTTAAACGAAGGATCTGTATTGCTCTTAAAGTCTTTAGCAGACGGAGCATTTAATATTGCGAATGCATTCTTTCTAGTAGAAGCTAATATTGTATAGATCGCCTTAGATCCACTTTCAATACCGTTTCCGAATGTATCTACAATATATCTAAAGTTAATTACATCTCTATCAGTTAATGCCTTAAATAAATTAGTTCCATTTAAAGTACCGTTTAAGATTTCATTTTGTCTTTCATTAGTTCCATTAGGTACATGTGAAGGAGTTAATTTAAATCCATCTAAAGTAAATACATTTAAATAATCAACCCATGCATCAATAGGATAATATAACTCTACCTTAACAATACCTGCGGCAGTTGTTGTTGATATTTCACTTTGGCATGTTACTAATAAGGCATTTTTACCTACCGGAATAGTACCGTATTCAGCATTAGTTAATCCACCTTGAACAACATTAATTCTAGTTAATCTTGAATGTGGCACGGAAGGAGAACCTTCAGAATGTATTAGATAATTACCAACTTTAACATCGGCTGCATCAGGATTATCACTAACGATTAATACTTGGTTAGGTTTTAATGAAGGCTCAGTAGTTGAATCTGATATAATATCTATAGAAACGTTATTAGCACCTTTTAGTGTTTGTATTCCTAAAGTTCCTACCGGATAAGTTACACCAGTTGTTGCATAATCGGTATCGATAAAAACTCCACCACCAGCAGGATCTAAAGTAAATTCAGCATGCGGTGTTGTATTAGTAAATGCATCTTCCTGGTATGGTGTTACCTGAACAGATGGCAAATAATAATCACTATCAGATATTGCGATAGTTGAGATTGCAGAAGTTGGTGTAGCTGTATGAACATATCCATAATCAACAGCGTTAAAAACCAAATAACTTAAAAACTCATTACCACCATTCAAATATACCGCTTCATCACCATCGGTAAGAGTACCGTTTGAGAATTGGCTATATAATGTAGATCCATATCCACCTATAATATTAGAATTATTAGGATCGGCTAATATAGCTTCATCAGTAACAAAACCAAAGTCTGATTCATTTATATAATTATAAGTTATTGGAAAGGCTGCTGGGAAGTCAGCTAATGTTGTATTTCCTGCACCTGATAATACTAAAGTTACAGTATTACCTACAACGTTTACATTTATTACAGGAATATATTCTCCAGAAACCGCGCCTAGTATATAAGTTCCTACTACAGTATCAGAGTTTGCGGTAAATCCAGCAGTTGCATCGAATAAAGCATCGCCTACAGTACCTTGTATCTGTATTTGTATATTTCCACTTGATAATTCTACTGTGTTAATTATTTCAGCAACTTGTTCAACTGAGTTTGGTGTTGTTCCTGTACCAGCATAACTTAAGTCAGATACGATTGATCCACTATAAGATAAGAAATTAACATCTTTTTGTAAATTATTTGCTTGTGTCCATTCTAAGTTATGTCCTATCATATCAATTCCACCGGCAACTCCATCAATTAATGTATCACCATCAAAAAGATCTTCATTCACAGCGACAAATATACCGGTAGATGCAGTGTCAGCATTAATAACTTTTTCTACAAAAAGGTTATTACCAAGTAAATCTGTAAAGTTAGGAATAAGAGATGCAGTATATGTTGCAATAACATCAACTTCAGATTCATTAAAGAATTCAGCTATCATCGTATCAGATGAATCTGCTTGAAAGAATCTTCTTTTTAAACCTTGTGTCTTGTCAAAGTAAGTTTGGAATGTTGGATCTGCCGCAAACCTTTCATAAGGGGTAGCGGAATTAAAATCTCCACCAAAATTACCGTCTATTAAAAATACATCTACTAAAAAGTCAGATACTAAACTGTCTTTATCTAAAAAACCAGGTACATTTGCAGCACCGTACCATTCTTCGGCCGTTACATTAAAACCTGTTGAATTAGCTTGAGATGCCTTTCTTACAATAACTGAAACTGGTTTTTGACCTAAATTAGTAAAATCTAATAAATCATTAGTACTCGAAGAACTAAATGCTAATTTATCAGCACCTACATTATCTAAGAATGAGTCTGAATCAGGATAAAAGAATTTATCTCTGTTATACATTTTTTGATATTCTCCTAAGGCTCCAGCATTACCCTGAACATCAGGTGTTGCTGCTGTACCAAATTTAATATACTCTACCTTATCGGCAGCTGTTAAATTTAATAGGTTAAGTGCAAGAATCGGTCCTCTTTCCAACGCAGCCAAACAGCTTCTGTGGAAAAATGAATCCTTTCTTTCTAAGTTTCTATCAATATCACCATAAACTTGCTTAAAGAATGCGGTGTCAGGTACAAATACCGGAGTATTAAAAGGACCTGTTTTAGAGAAACCGACAATTAACCTTGTCTGATTAGCAGGAATACTAACTACTTGAGATTTGTCAAATTCAAATCTGTAAGTTCCTGCTGCTTTAATCGAAGCGATTTTCGGATCTAGTGCCATCTTATATTATTTTTTTTATTTGCTTTTTTTATATATCCACTAACCTATAACTTTTTATACCAGGTCATAGATATCAAAATTCAGTTGTCCTCCTTTTGCATCTTGTTCTAAGATAGCATCAATTTTATTCTGAATATCTTGTTCAGCGACGTCATGAATCTCTTCAGCAAAATCTGAAAAGTCTAATGTAAAAAAGAATTCAGAACTATTTATACAAGTCATTATTAAATCGTCATGACCTAATTGACCAGCATAGGTTCCGTTTGGTAATTTACCAAAGGTTGCCGCTTCATAAACAGTCTGCTTATCTTTTATTACAATTTTATTTTGTGTAATATATTTTTTAAAGTTTTGACAAAATATAGGTTTGTTATCTTTTTTAACCTTTAATCCAAATTGTTTTGTTTTTGCATCTATTCGATGTTTAAATTTAACAACCGATTCTTCATCAAAATCGTTTCTTTGCGGAAATACAGTTTCCATTCTTTTTATTAACTCACCACCAAATAAATTCCATTCTATAATTAGCTTTACATTTTCAGAGTAAAAAACATCATAAGCTAAAATATAAAGAGATTTCGCAAATTCTTCAATAGTATGTTCATTACTTCTAAATCTTCCTACTTGTCTAATTCTATAAAAATCAATAAAGCTACCTGGTGAGGTTACTTTTTTCCAGTCTACTTCTTCCATTATCTCCACCTTAAATATATTAATAATAGAATAGTCCCCACCAGTACCTTCAGCAATATCAACAGAAAAACACCAGTAATTTTCATCTTCTTCAGCATCATCTAAATTAAATTCAGGATCCCATAATAAACCAGAATAATCTACTTGCTCGTCTTCAAAAGCAATCATCTCTCTGTGTACAAAATCTATCTGATTAGTTGTCAATTTTTTAAGGCTATCAGCACCTAATAGTAATGATGATCCTGCTATAAACTGATTTCCATATTGTCTATTAAATGCTTCATCACTACCTAAGTTAGCAACCTCCTGTTTCATCCAGGCCTCATCTCGCCCAGGTACATCCCACCAATCAACTCTAAAGGGTGTATATTCACTTAATCCTTTATCGGCGGCAGTATATATGTCATAGAATTTATTAAAGCCATTAGGTGTACTTGTTATTATTACTTTCGAGTTTGTTGATGCGGATACTGTTGGATACACATTTTCATAAAAAGTATCAACAAAGTTTGCAGGTATATGCGCAAACTCATCCATAAATAATAAATGAATAGTAAAACCGATTGCTGCTTTCTTTGTAGTAGTCTGACCAATTATTCTACAACCATTATCAAACTTAGAATTAAATACATCCCATTTAAGTGTACCTGGTTTTAAAAAGAAAGGTAAATGTTCTAATATAGTTTTACCTTTATCAATGATCTCTCTTGTAGTTGCTCCTTTATTTGAAAGTATTAAAGAATTCTTATCAAAATTAAATAATGAATACCAAGCAATAAAAATAGATGAGCAAATAGTTTTACCTACTTGCCTACTTGCTAAACATACATTAAATCTTTCTGCTTGAAATTGCCTTAACATATCTTCCTGGTAAGGTCTTAAATTAATTGTCTGTAAACCATGATCGGTCATTACAGTACAATATGTATTTGCAAAGTATACAATATCTTTTGCACACTTTTTAATTTCTTTTATTTCTTCAGAAGAATAATTAAATACAATATTTCCTTTTCTTAAATTAGGATTACCTTCATAGAATGGAGTAGATGCTGGTTTATAACCTTCTTCTATTGCAAACATTAACTGTTCTACACTTTCACTTGACCATGAAAATGCTTGCTTAGCTTTACCAACATTAAAATCAAATCCTGCGCTAGGTGCTTGTGGTTTCTGTGCCATCTTCTTCTATTACAGCAAGAACATGATTTATATGAAGGATTTCAAACTTATCTCCATCCAATGTATATTCAGTACCCTTACCTATTGTTTTTACTATTTTATCACCTTTCTTTACTTCAAGGTCATCGGCTGCTTCAATTACTAAAGCTATCCTATTATATTTTTCATCGGGGAGTATTAAGCCACTATCAGTTCTTCTTTCCCCCTTTACTATTTCTTGTGTAAGAATATAACTATTCTTCATTTTCATCGCTATCGACATCTTGTATATCTTCTTCGTTAATTGTTTCTTGTAATGCTCGCATTAAATCTTTAGTACCTCTTGACTTAACACCGCTTTGTTTTTTATTATTGCTACTCTCTGAATTTCCATGATAAACATCAATATCTCTAGAAGTCTTTTTGGCATTTTCTTCAATAGCCACCATATACATTGTTTGGCTTTTAATAATATCCAATAAAGTTCTTTGTAAATCACTAAGTACTTCAAACATTCTTGGGGATACATCGCCTTCATTAATAATATCCATTAATTGTGAAATTGCAACTTCGCTATTCTCCATCTGCCTAATAAGCATACCTAATGCATATTCATCTAAATTAGATTTTGCTTGAATATACTCATGCTCAGCAATAATCTCTTCACTTAAATAAAACTTAAGTAAACTAGACATTACCTTTTTGGCCTTTCCTTTAGCTTTTGTTAAAGCAACTGCTTGTGTACTTTCAATTTTTACTCTTGATAATTCTGGCGTTTGATTTAAACCAGGTACTTCATCTGGCAATTCACTAAGTAAATCTCCAATACTATCTCTAAATTTATCTTTTGAGTTATCTTCCATTAATAGTTAATTTGTAATATATATTCCAGGTTATCTGGCATCCGTTACATCTGGTAACATTAATTGTGGTGATGCATTATCCAATAGTAAAGATAAGTGTGTATCTTTTACAACATATTGGCTAAGAATAAGAGTTTGTAATTCTTCTTCTATTGGCTTTGACCAAATTCTTATATTAGTTAAATCTGTTTCACATCCTAATAATTTCCAAGATTGATTATCTATTACATCAACTGGAGTATATGTTTTTGTTTGATTAAATATGAGATTTAATGTAGAAGTATTCTCAGGATTAACTGCGCCTAAATCTTCTAGTGTATTATAAATAAATAATCCTAATTGATTAGCAGTAGCATTTAAGTTAATTACAAATGCATACCATTTATTCTTTATAAAGGGTTGTGATATTTTCCACTTATAATAAGAATCATTAATTTTCATTATGACCCAGTTAGTAGTATATGTTAATGATACGAATTGTGTTGGAGGAAGTAAAGTATTTTCGTAAATCATAAAATTATTACTAGCCTCTTTATTAAAGCTAGGGGATCCTGTTAAAGTAATATCATCAACATAAGTTTCATCAATTACAATTGAATCTCCTATGATTTCAATTACCTTTGAAATACCGTTATATGATTGCGTTCCTCTTATGTCTACCCAATCACCAATTTGAATAGCATTACCAAAAGTAGGTAAGACACCAGTATTAAGTTGTACTTTACCATTTTTATTTACTATTGATAAAATCAGTATATTATTACCTATCGGTTTTTTATATTGTGGTCTTACCCAGAACGTAAAGGCTCTATCATCTTCTTTAGACCAACCGTCCTCATACTGATATTTAATAGATTCATCTCCATTTTTTATAGAATTTAATTCATAATGATATTTAGAAATTATTGTCCATTGATTATAAACATTTTCTTCTTTAATAATTAATCTTTTATCTAATCGTCTTCTAATATAATCATTACATTGTGTACCTATTGTGTTGTATTGATTGTCTTTTCTTACATCTCTAAATTCATTTTCTCTCTCAACTCTAAATTTATCTTCTACGTTGGAAGTTAATG